CCATCTTCGCTATACGTCAACTCACGTTGATGTTTTCGAAGATTCTTCTTGACTGCTCTGAAGAGCGGCAAGAAGACGCCATCGCTCAGTACATCCAGTGTGAGAAGGAGGTGAAGGATGCAGACAGAAGAATCACGCCGGAGATCCTTGCGGATTTTAGGCGCGTGTCTGCTCTTCTTTGGAGTGACGTTCTTGCCAAAGTGGATCTCGCGATCTACAATGGAGACGTTGTTCCAAAGCACGGCCCAGGCAAAACAGCTGACGGACTCCTCGGAAACGAGAAGTTCGACCAGCTGGAATGGCCTGCTCGATTGGAACGCGTTTTTCCCTTCGGGGAGTACGCGATCCCGAGTTGGAGGAGTTACTACCTCCTTGACCGAGTCACCTTCCTCGAACCTGGGAGAGAACGGCCTGCCAAGGTCGTCCTCGTCCCTAAGACGCTCAAGACACCTCGAATCATCGCAATTGAGCCCACTGCTATGCAGTACATGCAGCAGGCGGTTGCGGAGATTCTTGTTTCTACGATCGAATCTACTCCGTGGATACGATCGCTGATCGGGTTTGATGACCAAATCCCTAACCAGGAGATGGCCAAAATCGGCTCCCTTTCGGGGAAGCTGGCTACGCTCGATTTGAGCGAAGCATCCGATCGTGTCTCGAATCAGCTCGTACTTGCCATGATGCAGGATCATCCTCATCTTTCTGAGGGCGTTCAGGCATGTAGGTCAAGGAAGGCTGATGTGCCTGGTCATGGCGTTCAACGCCTGGCCAAGTTCGCGTCTATGGGTTCAGCCCTCTGTTTCTCAATTGAAGCGATGGTCTTTCTGACCACCATCTTCATGGGAATTGAACGAGGGCTCAGCCGCAGACTGACTAGGAAGGACATTAAGTCCTACCTAGGCAAGGTGCGCGTCTATGGGGATGATATCATTGTCCCCACAGATACAGTGCATCTCGTCGTCTCTTCACTCGAGACCTTCGGGTTCAAGGTGAACACAGGCAAGTCTTTCTGGACCGGGAAGTTCAGAGAGTCTTGCGGCAAGGAGTACTACGACGGCCGTGATGTTTCCATCACAAAAGTACGTCGTGTCTTCCCTGCCCGACGAGGTGACGTTCGGGAGATGATTTCACTAGTGTCACTCAGGAACCAGTTGTACTTCGCTGGTCTCTGGAACACTAGTGCGTACCTCGACAAGGTGATTGGCGATCTTTTGCCTTTCTACCCTGTCGTTGATACGACATCTCCTGTGCTGGGCCGGCACTCATTCTTGGGGTATAACTACTCCAAGGTGTGCGCCGAACGACATTCCCCTTTGGTTAAGGGTTATGTCGTGAAATCCGTCGCTCCTCACTCTCCAGTGAGTGGCGAGGGTGCCTTGCTCAAGTGGTTCCTTAAGCGCGGCGATGAGCCATTCGCCGACAGGGATCATCTCGAACGTCAAGGACGCTCCGATGCCGTCAACATCAAGCTCGGATGGTTCCAGCCCTTTTAGGGTTGGATGCGGTGGTTAACAACCCCGCAGCAGGAGGGAACGTGTCCCCTCCGGGATGATGTGTG